TCCAGAGGTTGACCCCAATCCAGTATCCATAGCGGAAACTGCATTCGGTGTTTCTGGTACAGGGATGAGTGACACAAGAGCAAGAGAAATTATTCAAGGTAGAAATGATGATATTGCGGTTGGACTTGATGTAGATTCAAATGAACCGTTTGAGGTACAATCCACAGACCCAGCACCAATCTCTGACAATGATGGAAACAACTTTACGAATGCGTCAACCTCAGAAACAAACATGGTTGATGATGACAATAATACAGACTTGACACAGAAGAACTTTGATGGTAAGTTACTCAACTTCCTTTCACATACTGACCCTCGTATATCTGATAACCTCAGAACTATTATGGAGAATGTTGCAAGAGAGTACGGAAGAACTTTAACAATTACATCTGCATATCGTAGTCCAGCATACAACGCAAAGGTCGGTGGAGTTAAGAAGAGTCAACACTCTTTGGGTACAGCGGTTGATGTTCGTATGAGTAATACTTCAGTTGCAGATAGACAGAGGTTCATGGAGATTGCAGTCAAACATGGTGTTCAAGGTATCGGTGCATACTTCCCATCAAGTAGTGGTGGAATGTTTATCCATTGTGACATTGGTGGCAAGAGACAATGGGGCCCATCTGGTTCAAGACGTAGTAGTTATGGATGGCAAAGAGATACACTAAGTAAGTTGGGATATCTTACATAACTGACTAAATAATAAAAAGAGAGACTAAGATGACAGTACAATCCGCATACAGAGATGCACAGGCAACAAACGATAGTAGTCGTAATGCACAGGTGTACAAAGATTTAAATCTTAACTTTACAAAACACCCCATCAAAAAAGATTTGGTGCCTTTGTCAAATGCGGCCGCTGTTAAAAGAAGTGTAAGAAACCTTGTTCAGTATGGTCACTTTGAAAAACCTTTTCACCCAGAGATTGGTTCTGGTGTTCGTGACCTTTTGTTTGAGAACATGACTCCCTTTACTGCAAATACTCTTGCGAGAAAGATTGAGGATGTCATCACAAACTTTGAACCTAGAGCGTTACTTGCTGGGGTTGAGGTTATACCAAGATTTGATAACAATCAATATGAGGTGACAGTGGAGTTTTATATCCAGAATGCTCCTGCCGAACTTCAAGATTTATCATTCACATTAGAGAGAATTAGATAAGATGGCAAGCACAGATAAAAGACTTAATGTCACCGAATTAGATTTTGATGATATCAAAACGAATTTAAAAACATTCATGCGTAACCAAGATGAGTTTACGGATTATGATTTTGAAGGTTCTGGTATCAATGCATTGATGGACTTACTTGCATACAACACACACTATCTTGCAATGAACGTCAACATGGCTGCAAACGAAATGTTTCTGGATACCGCTTCGGTTCGTGCGTCTGTTGTTTCTCATGCAAAGACATTAGGATACACACCAAACTCCGCAAGAGCTCCGATTGGTACAATCAATGTGTCTCTGAATAATTTCCCATCAACATTAACCACTGCAACAATTCCAGCAGAAACAGTTTTTACTTCTACAGTGGATGATGTGTCTTATCAGTTCGTAACGATATCTGAAGTCACTACACCTGTTGCAAATGGTATTCTGTCATTTTCAAATATTCCAATCTATGAGGGAACATACACAAAGAATAGATACACTGTTGATGTAAAGAACGTAGACCAAAAGTTTAAACTTACAAGTGACCGAGCAGATACGACAACTCTAAAAGTTCAAGTATTTGATTCTGCATCTTCATCTAACTTTGCAACATATACACTTGCGACAGACATTACTCAAGTCAGTTCAACTTCTAATGTATACTTCTTACAGGAATGTGGTGATGGTAGATTTGAGGTTTACTTTGGTGATGGTATCGTAGGTCGTGCATTGTCTGACAATAATGTGGTGGTGTTATCATATGTGGTAACCAACAAAACCAAAGCAAATGGTGCAACAAACTTTAGAACAACCGCAACCATTTCTGGTATTACAGATGTTACAACAACAACTGTATCTGTTGCATCTGGTGGTGCAGAACCAGAATCAATTCAATCAATTAAACTTAACGCACCATTAGACTATGCGGCCCAAGGTCGTGCGGTTACCCCAGAAGATTACAAGACAATCATTCCAAAGGTATACGCAAATACAAAATCAGTTCAAGTGTGGGGCGGTGAAGATAACTCAACACCTGTCTATGGTCGTACATATATTTCTATTGTTCCAACTGCTGGTTCTATCACTGCGGCTGCCAAAGAACAAATCGTAAAAGACTTAAAGGGAACTTATGCAATTGCATCTGTGACTCCTGTTATCGTTGACCCTGTAACAACCTTTGTTCGTCTTGGTGTAAACTTTAAATTCAATAAGAAGAACACAACAAAGACATCTGAAACTTTGGTTAGTAATGTTACTAAGTCATTACAAAATTATGACACAGAAAACTTACAAAAGTTTGATGGTGTCTTTAGACATTCACAAGTAACAGGTTTGATTGATGATACTGACGATTCAATCTTGTCAAATATCACAACGGTGAAACTTTCACAGTTTATCACACCTTCTTTAAATGTCAATACAAAATATACTTTAGAATTTAATAACGCAATCTATAATCCACATACTGGTCACGCATCTGCCGAGGGTGGTGTGTTATCTTCTACTGGATTTAAAATTTCTGGTAATTCAAATGAAATGTTCTTGAATGATGATGGCCAAGGTGTTGTGAGAATGTTCTACTACACTGATGGAACAACAATCACATATCAAGACGAAACTGCTGGTACTATCAATTACAAAACTGGTGTTATTGAATTAACTGCATTGAACATTACTTCTATTTCAAGTGTTGATGGTGCATCTTCTTCCAAGATTAGAATTGTTGTCACCCCAGACTCAACGGATGTAGTAGCAGTAAGAAATCAAATTTTACAGATTGACTTTGCAAACACAACAGTTGAATCTAGTGAGGATACAATCGCTGGTGGCGGTGCATCTGCTGGTGTCGGTTACACGACAACCAGTTCTTATACCCCAACCACATCAAGTACAAGTAGTGGATACTAATAATGTCCTATGATGACAATACGCTGACAAATAAATTATCTTCGTTAGTAAGAACTAGTCTGCCTGAGTTTATTCAAGCAGACCATCCTGTATTTTCTCAGTTTATCAGAACGTACTATCAGTTCCTTGAAAGTGCAGAGGTTACTTTTAGTGAGGTTAATAATTATCTTGTCCAAGAAACAACTTCAACCAACTTCGTCTTAGATGAGAATGGTGACAATGTTGTTCTAGAAGATTCGCAGGCCAAGTTTGTTGTCGGAGAAACAATCACTGGATTGACATCTGGTGCAACCGCAACGGTTCTTGTTGATGATGTTGATGACAACAAGCGTTTGTTCATTTCATCTCAAACTCAATTCATCATAGGTGAAACTGTTAATGGTTCGGTATCTAATTCATCTGGAACAATCCAAACGTATCGTGCAAACCCTGTACAGAATATCCAACAACTTCTTGAGTTCGCAAACGTAGATGCGACAATCTTCAAATTCCTTGACAACTTCAGAGATGCATTCTTAGATGGTGTTGTCGATAACCTTGATGCTGGTGTTGACAAAAGAAAACTTATCAAAAGCATTCGTGACTTGTATGTATCAAAAGGTACACGAAAAGGTCATGAGTTATTTTTCAGACTTCTATTCAATGATGATGCAGTTATCTCATATCCTAATGAAAATATGTTACGGGCATCTGATGGTGTTTGGACTTCAAGAACTATCATGCGTGTTCAAGAAACCGCTGGTAATGTTGAAGAACTTATTGGTCAAACAGTTACAGGTCAGACTTCTGGTGCAGTTGCAATTCCAGTATCTACAATTGGTATTCGTGAAGCGTTTACTGATATTGTTGAGATTGAGATTGACACTGATACACAGACAGGAACATTCGTTTCTGGCGAAACCGTAAAAGGTATTTCAAATGTATCAGACCAAGACGTTTCGTTTACCGTCTTCTCTATTATCACTGATGCAGATGTTTCGACAACAGATGAAGGACAATACTACACGGCGGGCCAACAGGTTAACATTGCATCTGCTGGTTCTCAAACTGCAAGTGCGATAATCAATACGGTTGGCGCTGGTTCTGTTAATGATATTGTTATTGATGATGCTGGTTCAAACTTCGCAATTGGTGATGCAATTAATTTTGACAATAGTGGAACTGATGGTGTTGGTATTTCTGCTGAAGTTCAAGTTGTCGGTGGTGCAGTAGCGCCCGAGGCAGGTGACGTTGCACAATATGGAATGTCTTTAGATGACCACATTGTTCTTGAAGATGAAACACAGTCTTTCATGAACGACACATATCATGGAACTAAGATAGTTCTTGAAGACGCAACCTTTGGTGATGCGCCAGGGAGTTCCGTTGCAGAACGTGGTTCTATTACAGATGTAAGACTTATCAATGGTGGTTTTGGTTATACGAAACTTCCTACTATTACAAGTATCACAACCAGTTCTGGTAGTGGTGCAAAACTTTTACCAACTTCAACTTCTGGTATCGGTTCAGTAAAAGACGTTGAGATTACAAACTTTGGTTTCAATTATTCATCGGCCCCATCGTTCAGTCCATTTAGACACGCCGTCATCAAAGACATCACAGGAACATTTTCTGTTGGAGATGTGTTAACATCTCACACTGGTACGGTCACTGCGTTTGATAGTGCAAGACAATTATTATCTATCAACACAACTGCAAACCTATCAAATGGAAATACCATTACAACTTCTGGTGCAAGTGCGACAATCGCTCAAGTGGATACTCCAACAATTACTCCACAAGTCGGTACGGTTGCAACAACCTCTGGTGAGTTCTTGGGTGAACGTGGTAAAGTTTCATCTGATGTGATGAGGGTACAAGATAGTTTCTATTACCAAGATTATTCGTATGTGGTTAGAGTTGGTGAATCAATTAATACATGGAGAAACGCAATCAAGAGAACAGTCCACCCTGCTGGTTGGGCAGTCTTTGGTGAGGTTTCTATTGTATCATCTGTTACTGCTGGTGTCAATGCGTTTACTGCTGGTGACCTCAGTGTACCAGAGGGAACATTCACACCAGAACTTGCATCTCTCTTTACTACAGTGTTTACAACTATCTTTGGTAGAAGACTTGGTACAGTGGACGATGGAACTTCGGTTCGTGCAACACCACAGGTTGGTTCTGATGCAATCCTTTCAAATACTGAACGTGACCTTACTCTCTCAAGAATTAACACAATCAGTGTTGGTGTGGTTCGTGCAAATGCAAACTTGGGTATCGGGCCTACTCTGGAAAACCTTGCAAAGTATGCCTTTGCGGTTGAACCCATGTTGACAGATTCAGACCTTGCACATTATCCAAACTTCAGAAGAACTGAAAGAAGTGGTGAGAACGACAGAGCATATTATAACATTGAACAGTTCAAACACTTTAGAATTAATCAAGTATCAGAGACTACTGGAAACGTAGACAGTTTTGATGATACAACTCAGTCCTTTGATTCTGACCGTGAAGGATTTGATGCATCTGACGTTAATATCCCACAGGCCGCATTTACTACAAGAATTAATGTACCGCCTCCTGGCGAGATTAATATCAGTTCAACTAGTTCTACCAGTAACTTCTCAGATTCATTTATCACATTTGATGATACGATTAATGAATTCTCAGAAAGTGGTAGTTCAAGTGCAACTCCAACTGTGACTGACTTCTCTGAAACACTAGTCACTTTTGATAATAATGCAGAGAAATTTGATGAACAGACTGCTGGAGTTCCAGTAGACTTTAGTACGATAGCAAATACATTCGACCAGACAGTAATTACAATGGACGATGGTTAACAAACCTTATAAATAAAGGTATAAATATACTCTAGGAGAAACCAAAAATGGCATATCAAGCAATCGGGCGTGGTTCTTCAGCCAATGACGGAACAGGTGATGACCTTCGTAGTGGCGCAGGCAAAATCAACGCCAACTTTGTAGAAGTATACACCAAGCTCGGTGATGGTTCTACTCTTACGTCTGACACAGTAGGATTACTTACTGCAACTCAGACTATGACTAACAAAACTTTAACTGCACCTACAATCAATGGTGTTGTTGGTGGTACAACTACTTCCCAAACAATTACAACTCTGACTACTGAAGGTATTCAGAATGCAACTGGTGAGTTAGAAATTACTGCCGCAAACCAAGTAGTAGAGATTCAAGGTGGTGGTTCAAACTCTGGTGCAATCACTCTTAACTGTGAACAAAATACTCACGGTCAAAAGATTATCGCACAACCGCATAGTGCTAGTGTAACAAACACTCTGACACTTCCTGCTGGTGGTGACGGTGAACTTGTAAGTACAGTTGCAACTCAAACTCTTTCTGGTAAAACTTTAACATTACCTCAAATCAATGATACATCTTCTGACCATCAATATGTGTTCGCAGTATCAGAACTTGCAGCCGACAGAACTGTAACTCTTCCGTTACTTGCTGGTGATGATGAGTTCGTCTTCAAAGACCATATTCAGACACTTACAAACAAGACACTGACTTCAGCAACGCTGACAGGTTTATTTGGTTCAGTACAATCTCTGTCTGGTGCTGGTGCAGTTGACCTTACAAATACGGTTACTGAAATTACATCAACAGGTGCAGATGCATTAACACTTGCAAACGGTACAGTTGGACAAATCAAAGTTATCACAATGATTGTTGATGGTGGTGATGCAACACTTACACCAACTACTTTCGCTGGTGGTACTACTATTACATTTAACGATGCTGGTGACAGTGTTATTCTCGTATACAACACTACAGTAGGTTGGGTTGCAGTTGCAAACCAAGGTGCTACAATCGCATAAGGGGTAAACAATGGCAATTGATAGAATTGGTTCAAATGCAATAGGAACAAATGTAATTGTTGCAGAAGACCTTGCAGCAAACTCTGTTACTGTTGCAGAAATTACAGATGGTGCTGTAACTACTGCAAAGATTAACAATGCTGCCGTGACTAATGATAAAGTTGCCAGTGGCCTTTCTTCCTCAAAACTTACTGGTGCATTGCCCGCTGTTGATGGTTCTGCCCTCACAGGTATGGGAATGGACATTGAATACCTTCTAATTGGTGGAGGCGGTGGTGGTGGATATGACCAAGGTGGCGGTGGAGGAGCCGGTGGAGTATTATCTGGTTCTATCAAAACTTTAGTCAATACAAATAC